ATGTGACACTCGCGTGACACCCCGGAAAGGCCGTTGACCGCTCTCTGAGAACTCAATATCGTAGATAATTCAGTACGATACGATGGTCGATGGTATTCGATCGCCGATGTGGGGCTGGCGATGACGAGAAAAACGATCACGCGCGCAGATTTGTGCGAGGCGGTTTATCAGAAGGTCGGTCTGTCGCGTACCGAATCCGCGACGCTCGTCGAGCTGGTTCTCAAGGAAATCACGGATTGTCTTGAGCGCGGTGAAACGGTGAAGCTGTCGTCGTTCGGTTCGTTTGTCGTGCGCAAGAAAGGCCAGCGCATCGGCCGCAATCCAAAGACCGGTACGGAAGTGCCGATTTCGCCGCGGCGCGTGATGGTGTTCAAGCCGTCCGCGATACTAAAACAGCGCATCAATAACGGGCCGGATGGCGGAGAACCGCCGCTGGAATAGTTCACGGTGACCTGAGTCAGCGAGGAGCACGTTTTGGACAAAGCGCCGGACGCCTTTCGTACGATCAGCGAAGTCGCCGAAGAGATCAGCGTTCCTCAACACGTGCTGCGCTTCTGGGAAAGCCGTTTCACGCAGATCAAACCGCTCAAGCGCGGCGGTGGCCGGCGATATTATCGCCCCGACGATGTCGATCTGCTGCGCGGGGTGCGCCATCTATTATACGGCGAGGGCTATACCATCCGCGGCGTGCAGCGAATCCTGCGGGAAGAGGGCCTATCGTTCGTCCAGGATGTCTGGCGGGCCGCCGCCGCGGCGGCACCCGGGCAGCACGACGATCGAACGGGCGTTGACGAGCACACGCCGCAGCCGCACGAGCCGTCGTTCTTCGACGGGCAAGCGCGTGCCGACGCCGGCGTCACTAAGCTTGCAGCCGAACGCCGAGAACCGTTGTTGACGCCATCTGTGACCGCCGAGCCAGCGCCAATACAATCAGGTCTCGGCAGCGAAGACCGCGGCCGATTGCGGACTGCGCTCGATGAGCTTGTCGCCTGCCGTCTGCTGATCGAAGCTGCACTTGCCGGCGACGCGCACCAAGATCACGGCGGCGAAGCCGGGTAGAGCGCGCCCCGAGATTTTGGTCGGGCCGCGCTCGCAAAAACACGATCTGCGTCAAATATGATGCGCGGCGACGCTGCCCGGCTTTGGCGGGCGCTGGTAGCGTTTGGTTTGCACCGGCGCGCAGCCCGCGCTGCCGCAGACATTGGCGATGAAGTGCGCAGTGCCGGTATGAGCGTCGATGCCAGGAAAGACTGGCGCGACCGGCGTTATCGCCTCGGCGCGTTGCACGACCATCGCTGCTGCGGCGATCGCGGTGAGCAAAAAGATTTTGCGCATCCATGCTTCCCTTGAACCTGGCGTTGGCGTGAGTACCCCTGCTGGCCGCACGCCAACGGCGGCTCTGTGACAATTATATCTGATTCCCGGAAGCCAATCCGCTGCGATGACATGTGCGGGGAATTGGTCGGAGCGGCGAGATTCGAACTCGCGACCCCCAGTCCCCCAGACTATCTCTTACTGTCTGTTTCGTATGCCGAATTTTTGCAAACGGCGTCATTGTCGAACATTGACGTATCATGGGAATTTACCGCCGTTGCAAACGCTTGGCGCGCGCGTTGAATTTGATAATCGCAGCATCGCCCAACCGCTGGGTACGCGAAAGATAGGCGTCGAGAATATGGTTCGCCGTCGCCAGATTGTGGCCCGTGACCGCAGCGATCTCAGGAACGGTCGCGCCAGCTTCCGCCAGCAAGGTGATAGCGGTCCCCCGCAAGTCGTGGAAATGTAGATCGGCAATGCCCGCTGCCTTGCACGTCTCGTCCCATTGTTGCGAGAAGTACCGTTTTTTCCACGGCCGCCCGCTCGGTGTGGTCATGACGAAGGGGCCGCGTTTTAACATCTGATCGAGCATGGCTTTCAGCGCCGCCGTGCATCTGACTGACACGAAACGGCCGGTCTTGCTTTGGCGCAGCTCGATGCGCGTGCCGTCATAGGCGGACCATCGCAACGCCAATAAGTCGGCTTGTCGTTGGCCGGTGTGAACCGCCAGCATGATCGCCGCGCGCATTTCTGGCGACGCGGCCTCCGTGAAAGCTTTGATATGTTCCGGCAGCCATATCTTGTCGGCGCGGTTGGCGCGGTAGGCTCGGCGGATTTGCGCCAGTGCATTGCGGTCAATCTCACCGCGGTCCACGCCGAAGGCCAGCACACGCGCCATCGCCGATACCAGATTGTCCGCTTCGCGGGGTGCTCGCTGGGCAATGCGGTCGCGCCATTCCAGCACGTCGCGTCGAAAATCCTTGTCGGTCAGACCCGATATCGGGCAGTCGCCCCATTCGCGATCAATGGCGCGGAACTTGCGGCGATATTCTGCCTGCGTGCTCTCGCGCAGATGGGCAAACTCGGGCGATCCTTCGAACCGACGCACCAGTCCGGCAAAGGTCGTTTCTGACTGCCGCGCCAGCCGCAGATTATCGACGCGCGCCTCTTCGGCCCGCGCCAGGCTTGCCATGAATTCCGGTGTGCCAGGGCGGCCTTCGAGGCGCTGCCCGGTCGGGCGGAAATAATAATAGACGGCGACCGAACCGTCTTTGCGACGACGGGTCGATACGTTAATGCGACGCAGACGCACCTGCACGTCGCCGCTCTCTCCAAGCTGCATAATCCCGATCCGATGACGTTGGCTGTAGGCCTGACATCCGGTCAAGCGCGGAATCGATGGCTTTACGGTCGTACCTGTGTGTACCGGGGATAGGTCGTGGCATAATCCCCTTGCGCACCCAGTCCTTGAAGGCGGATGTGGTTTTGCAGCCGGCATAGGCGGCGGCTTCGTCAAGGGTTAGGCCGCGCGGTGTCATGCGGCCACCAGGGCGCGCGGTGCCGGCATTGCAGCCGGCAAAAGCTGCCAAGCGATGAGGCCACCTTTCGTCTCACCGACCGCGCGAAAGCCGGCTTTGTGAAAACAAAAGCCCTTGATGCGCTCGCCGCGCTCCATGATGCCGGGTACTTTTTTGGGATCGACAAAGGTGATGCAGCCGAGTTGCGGCACCGCGTACTCCGTCTGCATGACCGCCATCGCTTCGCGGATCATGTCGGAGGCAAGCGGGCCGGCATCCTCATTGCGGAAGATCGAGCACACCCAAGCGCCCGCCCAGGCGTGCTTGACGAATTCCGCCTTGGGAAATGAAAGGCCGAACACAGCTTTGCTGTTGTCGGCGATCAGCACGCGACAGGAGCCGGGCGGCATGAACTGCGGCGAGCCGGGTTTTTGCCGATTGTAGTGTCGATCGGCGAGCAAGCGGGCCGGCGTGTGAAAGCGATGGGAGGGGCGCCAGATCATGCGGACCTCGCATGGACGGAGTTACTGCAACCGCAATAGCCGGCGCGGATGCAGGCGTGCGCCGAACGATTAGCGATGACCGGATGCGGGCAATACCAGCGGAACCAGAAGCGGGACCACAGACCGCCGATCCAGTCGCCACGCCAGCAAAGCCGATAACCCCATTGCTCGAATAGTTCGCCCATCGGCTCACTCCGCGGCTTCGAGCTTGAATTCTTCGGACGCTTTCGGCGGCGAGGTATCGCGCTCGCGGTAGTTGGCGCGCAGCAGCGCTTCGGGGATGACCGGCGACACGGAATTGCCGACCATGCGGCCTTGTTCGTCGCCGCTGATCTTACGTCGGACGGTCTTACCGTTCTTAAGCTGCTTCTCGACCACAAGATCGATGATGTAATCCGGCCGGAAGCCTTGCGCGTTGAAGCGCTCGCGCGGCGTCAACATTCGCATGCCGATGTCGACGATCTGATATTCGACGCTATGCACAGTGACGACGCCGATGCGGTCGCGCGTGTCGATGGTCGGCATGGGATCGGCCGGCGTCGCGTGCTGGCCGCCCGTGCCGTGGTATTTCATGAGGAAGGCGCGGACTTCGGCGAGGTGCCCGCCTTGCGCGGTAATGGACGGCGCGGGCGCCTCTACGTCGGCGCCACGCCGCTCGGTGCCTTTGAGATTGACCAGCCCAGCCGACACGACGGCTTGGGTCGAGCCCTTGCTGACGATCGTCGATACCGGCTCGCGCGCATCACGGCCAACCACCGCGTGTCGCGGATCGCAGGTGATGGTGCGTAATGGCTCCTCGGCGCTTGCCGACCGATCAGTGCTGCCTTGGCCCTCGCCATAGAACGCCGACATATGCGCGGCGACCAGGCAGTCGTCCGCTTTCGCGGTCATCGTCCGCACGGGCTCATCGCCACCGCGCGGCGGCGATTGCCCGGCGCGGCCGCCACAGCCGACCAGCACGGGCGCGACAACTGCCACATCGCGGGAGGCCGTCACCGTCGGCAGCGGTTGTTCCGCCGAGTGTTGGCCTTGTCCGCGACGTTTCCCATTTTGGTCAACGTCCCCATGGGCTGTGCGCGCGAGAAAAGGCGCGACCAGCGCGCCCTCATTCCCGGTCGGGACGATAACCGTCATTGGTTCGGTCACCGCGCGCGTGCGCGGCTCCTGTCCCGGTGCGCTTTCGGTTGCCGGACGCTCGCCGTAGCGGGGCACGAGAAACGGCGCCACCAGGCCGAGCGGTGAAGCGCCGCCCGGCTTCTTGATGAAGCTATTGGCGGTAACGGTGTGCAGGGGCTCGTCGGCCGGATGACCCACACTGTTCGCGCGAAACTTCGTCACGAACGGCGTCACCAACGCATGTTCACCGCGGTGTGCTGTCGTTTGCGTGCGGATCGGCTCATCGACCCCGTTCACGCGAACGTCGCCGCTATGCGTGATCGGCACGATGAAGGGCGATACCGCATTGATGACGTAGCGAAACACGCCCTTGGCGATGCGTTCCATAGTTTTCGGTTTGAGCGGCCGCTGCACGCGGATGCGTGATGCTTCCCACAGCGCCTTGACTTCAACCGGCGTGAGAAAGATCGACGGGCACGGCAGCGACCAGTCGATGATTTCGGCGGCGACGCGCCAAGGCTTGAGCTTGCCGGACTTGACCGCGTCCGATTTCGGATCGCCATGCGTCGGCTTCGGCCATACGATCGGCTCGCCGTCACGGCGCGCGATCAGGAAGAGCCGCTTGCGGATGGTTGGCGCGCCATAGTCGCAAGCGCGCAATTCGCGCCACTCGACCTTGTAGCCGAGCGCGCGGAGTTCGCCGACCCATGCCTTGAACGTCTTGCCCTTGCGCTGCGGACACGGCCGTCCGTCATCGCCGAGCGGTCCCCACGTCGCGAATTCCTCGACGTTCTCCAGCATGATGATGCGCGGCTTGACCTGCCGCGCCCAGCGCACCACGACCCACGCCAGATCGCGGATGCGCTTCTCCATGGGCTTGCCGCCCTTGGCCTTGGAGAAGTGTTTGCAGTCGGGCGACGCCCACAACAGGCCGACCGGGCGTCCGGCGCATACTTCGAGCGGGTCGACCTTCCAAATGTTGTGCGGCAGGTGCAGCGTGTTCGGATGGTTCGCCTGGTGCATGGCGAGTGCCACGCCGTCGTGATTGATGGCAATGTCGGGCGACCGCCCGAGCGCGGCCTCGATGCCGGTGGACGCGCCGCCACCGCCGGCAAAGCTGTCGATAATCAGTTCGCGCATTTTTAGGTTTCCATGACCGGGGCGTATTCCTCGGCACGCATCCCGTGGAGGGACGCGACCGCAGCGTGCGCCGTCATCGGTTGCGGCTTCTGCCGCGCGAGCCATTGCTGTTTCTTCTCGGCATCCCACTCGCCCGGTGGCAGCGGCCGCAATTCAGGATGCACCCTGATCCAGTAGTGCTTGAAACGGCCGTCGGGCTCGCGCGTCGAGTTGATCACTTCAAGGATGACGATCGGCTCATCGCCTTTCACTTCGCGGAGCCAGAGCGTGCCGTAGCGTTCGTCGTGATCGAGCGACTTGCCGCCGGCGTCGCGCATGTACGCGCCGGCGGCGTGGATTTCTTCGCCGAGCCGGTAGCGTTCGATCATGACGCGCCGGACTTCGGCATTGGTCTCGCCATCGATCATCGCGACCGAGATATCCTGCGGCCGCATCACGACGAGCTCGGGCACCAGCACGCCGTGCCAGTAATAATCGCGAACGTCGTCCAGCCACGCGAAGGCCGGCCCGCTTTCGCAATGCAGGCGGCGGCGCTCATCCAAATGCAGCGCCGACGGAATGACCGCCACGTGGATCGTGTCGGCGTCGATGTGCAGCGTCCACGCGCCGGCTTCGAAGGCTTCGAGTAACGGAAGCCACTTCTGTAGTGTGTCTTCTTCGCCGAGCGATGCTGCGCCGATCGTGGCTGTCGAGACGTAGGATAAGTCCCAAGCGTCCCAAGCGGCCCTAGCGTCCCTAGCGTCCCTAGCGGCCCTAGCGTCCCTAGCGTCCCAAGCGTCCCTAGCGTCCCTAGCGTCCCTAGCGTCCCAAGCGGCCCTAGCGTCCCTAGCGGCCCTAGCGTCCCTAGCGTCCCTAGCGTCCCAAGCGGCCCTAGCGTCCCTAGCGTCCCAAGCGTCCCAAGCGGCCCAAGCGGCCCTAGCGTCCCTAGCGGCGGAGCGAGCCTCTTCTTCCGTATTGAGGAATTTGATGGACGCATCCGCAATGCCGAGACCGTCCGCCCATCGGCGAATCGCGGCCGCGATTTTTTCCCGATCAACAACTTGCTTGAGATCGCAAGCGATCTTGTAGCGCTCAAACAGATCGTCGGCCGAGACCGTCGCGCCCACGAAACGCCGTAGGGTGTTTTCCATGTTCAGTCCTCGACGCGGCGAATTTCATCGGGGCTGTATTCCCGCTGGCGGACGACCTGATAGTTGCCCGGCGGCACGGCGATCGTGTCGTGCTCATCGTGTTCGAGCGCGACCGGCGCGTCACCGCCAACGTGCATGAACGTCGCCATCAACTTCGGATCGCGGAACAGCGCGGCGCGCTGGTCTTTGATCGCGTGTGCGTGGCCGGTGACCTCGCCGTGCGCGAGCACGACGCGACCCTTTTCGCGGCTGACCGGCTCAAGTCCTTTGGGCATTTGCTTGACCGGGATTAGCAAAACATCACCTTGTCGAAACATTCGATCTCTCCTTCTTGAGGGTTTGTGGTGGGTTACGCGTCAACAAAGTCGCTGCGAGACCACGGCCGCGATCGGTCAATCCGAAGAACGAGCCGTCAACGCCGCGGCCGGGTGTGAGCCGGAGCCACACACCGACCAGACCCATGCGCCACGGTCCGATGGCGGCGCGGCGCTGCCATTGCTTGAGCAACACCTGGCCGCCAATGCCGCAGTGAATGCCCAGATGGCGTAGCACCGAGAGTTCGGCTGCCGTGAGTTCGCGCTGCTCTTCGGCCGTCATCGCCGCACCACCGTGCCGTCCAGGCGCTTTTTGAACGGGCCGTCTCTGTTCGTTTGGAAGGACGATCGGCCGCGCCCTTTGATCCCGCGCGCACGATCACGCGTGTGATTGGATTTCGCGATCACCTTGCGATCGTATTGGTCCGTCTTTTCGCGCCAGCAACCGAGCGAGAGGGCGGCGCAGTTGTCGAGCGAGTTGTCCCGAGTCATTGCGGCCGGCACGATATGTTCGTACCGGATGCGGCCTTCGGCGAGCTTTTGCCCGCATCCTTTCGGCCGATGGAGCATCGGCACAAGATGACATTCGCAGACGCCGCCGCTGCGCTCGAATGCGGCGCGCTTCGTCTTGGCCGTGAACTCAAGGCGGCTCATGCGCGCGCCTCGGTGGATACGGGAAAGCGGTCGAGATAGTCGCGGCGCCCGTTGATCCACGGCGTCGCCGGCGTGTCATAGGATATGCGGAGCGGGTGCCGCGGCTGGCCGGCCCCGGTCAGACCGAGGCAGTGCAGCGGCGTTGCGTAATCGACGCACAGGATGCTGAGCGCTTCGCGGTACCGCTCGCGATGCCAGCCCTTGAGCAAACCGCCGTCGCCCCAGGCGGCGATATTCAGATCTGCGCCGGTGCCGTGGTGCGTGGCGAGATAATGGTCGGCTTCACCGATCGGGTCGGCGACGGCTTCGAGTTCGCGCGGATCGGTGGCGCGATAGCCGAACAGATTGATGACGCGGATGCCGCCGAACCCCATGCGTTGCGCTCGGCCGATGCAGACCCGCACCGTCGCATCATCGGTTTCGGCATCCGCCGTGCTCGGATTAAGCATGATAAAGACGAGGCGCGGCTTCGTTTTGTCCCAGCGCCGCCACAAGACGTAACGGTAGCGGCCGCAGGACGAGAGCTCGGCGCCGCGCTCGATCAAAAGATCGGTCATGCCGCGATCTCCCTCGGCATGGCGTCGATATTCTGTTTGTAGACGTCGAAGCTCAGTGCAACGACTTCTGGATTATCGACCCACGCGCGCGGGCCGTGCAGGTCGCACCAGAAATTCATGAAGCATTCACGGCCGGTCAGCCCGTATGGCGAATAATCACCTTCGACCTCAATGCCAAAATTGACGGCATTGCCATTCTTGAAGGCGACTATGCCCTCGGACTGAGCGTCAGTTTCGCTGATATTCTGCAGCCGCTCGATTTTCGCAGCGGTGACGATCAACGTCAGGCGGGAGACCCAGCGTGGCATGTGGATCGGCGATGCGTTGTTGCCTTCCTTGTGGTGCGCCCAGGCGATCATCGCGGATACGCGCGGGTCATTTGGGAAAAGCGCTATTACTTCCTTGTCTGCCGAATAGCGCCATCCGACCGGCGATGGTTCACGGTATAGGCTCTCCCGCACCCACAGCCGATCGCCGGGCTTCACGCGCCGCCAAGGCGAATGCAGTGGGCCATGCTTGACGGGATCGCGCCACGCCAGCCGCCGCGTCATCGTCTTTCGATTTTCGAGCAGCGCGCGAACCATCGGCGCCGAGAAGATGATCGGGATATCCGTCATGCCGCCCACCGTTCGACGTCGGCGAGGGCTTCGCGACCTTGTGGCGTGATCGTCGCGCGTGAGCCTTGCACCACGCACAAGCTGTGACCGGCCAGATAGCGGATCGTGTGCGAGTTCCAACAGCCTTCAACGCCGGCAGTCGATTGCCAGCCAATAGCCGCCGTCCAATACAATTCGCCGCGCGTCATGGCGTGCAACGCGGTTTCCATACGCGGCGTCAGGCGCGTCATTCGGCCGGCTCCGTCTGGCGGGTGGGGCGGCCATGTGTGGGCGCGATCGACGGCGATGCCTGGCGCATCAGCGCGCCACCTTCAATGCCCAACAGCTTCTCGAGGACGTCGAGCACCGCTTGCTTCGATGCCTGGAATTCCTGCTTATCCATCGCGGTCATGGACTGCGATTTGGCGACGTAATGCGCGACCACGTTGCCGTGCGTGAGCACGACGGCGAACTCGTCGAGCGACTGGACGAAGGCGGCGATCCGCAGCGCGTCGGTTTTGTTGTGAGCGACGACCGTCTTTTCGGTCCTATATCCGGCCTGCACCAATGCCCACTTGCGCAAGTGTTCCGGCGTCGGCCAGCGGCCGGCGTGAATTTCCGGCAGATTGTCGAACGCCTCTTGGATCGCCGCGAAGTATTGATTGTGAGAGGCGCGCGACCGCTCCTCCTGCACAACCAGCGGGTATGTCTTGCCGACAACGTAAATTTTATCGGCACGCTTCGCCCAGCCCGACGCGGCCGGGCGCATGACCTCACCATCCCAATGGAAGAGGATCGGCGCGGTCATGCCGCCACCGCCTTCGAACCGCCATAAGCCCGGATGCGCTCGACCGTTTCGGCGAGTTCGGCGTTGAACTGGTCCACGGCTTGGGCGAGTTGGGCGATGTAGGCTTCGTCGCGATGCGCGCGCTTGATGAACAGCGGCAAGCGCGGCCAATAGACCGCTATGTCGATCCACTCGCGCTCGGCGACCCATAGCGCGCCCTGGCACTGCGCTTTGTGTTCGGGCGGGAAGTCGTCTTTGAGCAGCGTGTCGATCAACAGGTGCGGCAGTTGCGTCTTGATCTCGACCATGCCGCGGTCGCCGATCAGGCTGTCCGGGCTGCATCCTTTCGGGCCATTGACGATGAAACCGACGCGCTGCGGATCGGCGTCGGTCGTGAAGCAATAGAGGTCGCGCGCTTCATCCTCCATGATCCGACCGCGCTCGATGTGGGCGTTGGTGTAATTCTCCATCGGCTCGCCGGTGATGATCTCGCCGGCGAGTTTCAGCATGTAAGTGCGGCGTGTCTTGCTCTCGCCGCCACCCTTGCCGGACGCCATGACGGTCGCGAATTCGGAAGCCGTCGGCATGCCGGCGCGCACGCGAAACCATTCCTCGCTGCGTTGCTCGCAGTCGAAAATCTTCATCATGATGCCCTCCGCGCCTTGCTGACGTTCTGGATCGCTTCGACGCAAGAGTCGTAAAGATCGACGGCGATATCCTCGATCCGCTTGACCTTCGCCCATTTCAGGAATTTGGCTTCGGATGCCTTCGCCGCTGCGATCATGTCGCGGAGATTTTGAGCTTGCTCGGCGTCAATCGTTTGCTTCGCCGTCGCGCTATTGCCGTCGTCATCATCCTCGCCGATGGCGATGTTGAAGATCATCTTGAGCAAATACCGCTGCCCGTAGGTAAAGGCCGCGCCAGCCGCATGGGTTTTGGTCATCACGTCGCCGCCCTTAGCGCCCTTGCCGTCGGCGGGGATGTCGGCATGATATTTGCGGGTATAGCCGTCGGTGTGACTGACAAAGCAGACGACGCGGACGCAATCCTCTGGCGCGTTGTCACCGGAATCGAATGAGAGGGCGAAGCCTTCCGCCGTGTAGATCGGCCGCACAGCGCGGTCGAGCGCGGCATAGGAGGCATATTGGCTGCGCGTCTGCGAATTGTCCTTGTCGGCCGCGACGCGCTTCATCTTCTCTTGGGCGGCGCGCATCGCGGTGTTGAACTTTTGCTCGGCAGCGCGTGACACCATGTCCGTGTGCATGCGCATGAGCCGTTCCATTTTGTCGATATCGACGGCGGGGTCGCGGGCGGCGCGCTCGATCATGCTCAGCACCGCGCCGGTTTCAGACACCTGTGCTGGCATCGGCGCTTCCGGTTCGTGCTTGATGACTTCGGCCTTACTCATGACAGCTTTTTCCTCTGTTGCTTTTCCCACCGCAGTTCGGCGCGGAGTTGTTGGGTCCGCGCCCGGATCAGTTCGCGCGTCAGGCGCGCGCGGCGTTCGTGGTGACGCTGACAATCGGCGATCATCCTTATGAGGCGATCGCAGCGGGCAGAGAGGGCGGACACGCGAGCCGGCATCTGGAGTAGCGGCTCATCGTGTCCGCCGCGCGCGCCCTGGTCCGCCATGACCAAAGGAGCTTGGGGCGCGCGATCGGAGGCTGAATGGGCAAGTGCCGACATTCTTAGCCTCCGAACAGATTGACGATGTGGGGGTAGAGCTCGGCAATCAGCACGCAGATCGCGAGCAACACGGAACAAATAACGAGATCGCGGGCAGCAGCGGCGGCGTATATCATCGGCGCGCCTCCGCCAAAGTCTCGATGCGTAATCCGTTCGGCTGATACGGCCCGCAGGTGAATTGCGTCTCGCGCGCGATCGCTTCCCATTGATCGGCGAGCGTAAGCGCCTCATCGGTCTGTCGGTGGGCGTTGTGCAGATCGTTGCTCAAGGACAGCACCGCGCCGATCTCGACGCAGCAGAGAAAGAGCATGATGCCGATGCCGGCGCGGGTCATGACGCGCCTCGCTGCTCTTCGTAGTCGCGCGCCTCGCGTGCGGTCATGTCCGCGTATTGCTCGGCTGTCGGCTGGAATACTTCCGGCTGGCCGGTCGCCTTGGCGATGGCGGCGCGGGCGGTTTCGACCGCCTCCTTGGCGTATTTGATGTAGTCGGGATCGGCCGACGGCTCACGCAATTCGAGTTCGTGTTCGGCGAAGGCAAGATTGGCGCGGAGCGCCGCGAGCATGTCCGGAGCGGTTGCGATCAGGCGCGCGTTGGCTTCGCGTTCGTCGCCCTTGCCGTACATCGTGCCAATTTTGCGGCGCGTGCTATCAACGATATAAAGATTGAATAGGCCGTTGTGGCCATTCTGGCCGAGGGCTTCCCAATCCCACGGTCCCGGCGTGTGCTTGCTCTCGTTCATCGGAGCGCCCCCACGAATGCAGCGACCTCGGCCGCATCGTCGAGCACGGCATCGACGATCCGATCATCGAGCACCTGTTCGATGATGCGCCGCGCGAGTTCGTTCGGGCTGATGCCGCGCACGACGGCGTAAGGGCCGAGCCGCGTGAGCAGATCGGTTGGAAATACGACAGTGCGGGCATCGCTCATGGCTGGCTCGGTGGGTTGACGACCAGCACCGGCGCGCTCTTCGGCGGCCGCGGCAATCGGCCGTCGGGGAACGCCATGCGGATCAAGGAAACGACGCGCGCGGCTTCGGTTCCGGGGACAGCGCCCGCTTCGAGCACGGGGAGCGCACACGACAGCGCGAGTTCCAGTTTGATCACCCGCAGCGCGTAATCGTCCCGTTCGTTTTTCAGGAAAATGACGTCGTCCAGTGCTTCGAGGCCGGTCTGGCGCATCCCCGGCGTGACGATTTCGGGAGCGCTCATGGGTTGTTCGCCGGGTCGGCCCAAAGGGCGGGGTTGGGCATGCGCACTTGTTCGGTGATGGGCTCCAGTGGCGGCAGCGACGGCCGCAGTTGCAGTTGCTCGACGGCCAGCGCCGCTTCAAGATCGGTGATCAGATCGCGCGCGCGGTCGAGCGCTTCGCGCAGACATTCGATCCGCTCGGCAGCCGACCGGCCGTAATCGGCCCGCACGACCGCTTCGATGATTTCCGGGGCGTTAACGGCCGCCGACGCGCGCGCCGTGGACAGGTGAGGGCGGTACGTCATCACGCCGCCTCCCGCCACATCGGCACGGTACGCGCCGGGGCTTCACCCTGGCCGGCGCCTTGGATGGCCCGCGCCCAACTCCACGCGGCCGCCAGTTCGCGCTGGAACAGTTCGGCATAGGTGTAGCAGGGCCGGACTTTCGACCGATCCACGGTCGCGGCCAGCCGCGTCTGTTCCGCGATATAGTCGCCGCCGTAGTACCGCACGCTGTCCGGTACTTTCAGTCCGGCTTCGAGCAACAGGAAGGCGTTGAATTCGATCCGCGCCTTGCGGTGCGCGTGGGCCAGGATTTCCGGAATGTTGAAGCGGCCTTCGGTGGTGACCAGATTTTGGTAGGCCATGTGGCGGGCTCCCTGAGTGATGGGAGCAATGTAGCGATAATCGCTACGCTGTCAACAGCGGTGTAGCGATATTCGCAACATTTATTCGTGGCAGGAACGCTTACCTATTTTGTGGTATGGGTCCGCTCAATTTGGGATGGCCACCATGAGATCGACACGGGAGCGCTACAAAAACCAAGCTTTCGGCGTCCGCGTTTACCGCGCAGATATCTTCGATGTGGTGGTAAGAGCGTTTGCTGGCTCTGTGACGCTCGATATCGATGGCCGGGGATGCGGCCTCGCTCCGGATGCCGCGACGCATCTTGGTCGCGTCCTGGTCGCCGCGGGTCGCCTCAGCGCCGAATCTGCAGCGCAGGTTGCGCGGCAATCTCCCC